AAAAAATACCCCCCTACAGGCGCCTAGGGGGGTATGGACGTTTCTCGATTTAATCAGGGACTAGTTTGACATCGAGTGGCGTGCCGGCCTTTATGCGTTGGCTAACTTCTCAAAGTAATCCATTGTATCTGCTTCATCATCCTTAGAAGTTGGAGCTGGAGCTTCAACAGGTTTGGTATCAACCTTCGGTGCAGCAACTGGTGCATCTTGCATTTCATCAATTACGTTGCCAACAGATACCGTTCCAGACAAGACCGTATCAAGACGAATTTTCAACTCATCATACGACTTGAAGTTCGTTGCAGCAGTATGCTCTGCAAGAGCATACTGACGTTTCCAGACTTCCTCGATTGCATCGTCATCCGTCATTAACGGACTTGGTGCATCGAACTCTGACTTGTCATAGTTCCAGTAACCATCAACCTTACGAATTTTCAATTTGAAATTCGCACCTTCCCAGAAGTCAAACGGATTGATTGCTTTCTCGTCCTCGAACGCTGGTTGCATAGCTTCCATAACCTTGTCAAAGATTTTCTTACCATAACGGTATAGGAATACTTTTCCATCGTTCTCAGGGTGCTTAGAATCACTCACAACGTATATATTAGAGAAGTATTGCAACTTCCTCTTTTGCTTACGAGCAATCTCTTTGTCTGATTCTAGACCAGTGTTCCACAACCTTGTGTTGTGTTCGGAAACAGGATCTTTCTGACTGATGGTAGTGAGAGAGTTCTCGATATACCATTGACCAGTAGGCCCTTGAAACGCATGATTCCAAACCTTAGCCCAAGGTAAATCTTCACCATCGACGGCTGGAAGAAATCGGATAACTGCATAACCATTACCAGACTTATCCAGTACTGGTTTCCACAAGCGATCATCCTTGTAGGACTTCTTATCTTGAGGTGCAGAATCTTCTTTTACTGCGTTGAGTAGTTTGTCAAGCGAACTTGACTTTTTGAGTGTGTCTAAAGACATATATTTCTCCTTATGTTAACGTATTAAATTTATTTAATTTGTCGTATGCTATGTATTTTAAATTTTCGAGAGTATCATCATCTACAAGTGAATGTTGTGGTTCAATCCAATAAAACTTTGTTCCTTGAAATTCTTTGAACGTAGTTAATAGCTGAAGTTTCCACTCTGGATGTTCCACTTGCTTAGGATAATTTTTAGTACCCTCGTAAATATTATTTATACTCAAATCAAAACCGAGTAAAAATAATTCTGTTGCTCCCTGTTGACACGCAAGATGAACTGCGGTTGTACCTGAGCTCCAATCTTTGGGATATGGAATATCACATATTCCATTTTCACCAGTTATCCAAGTGATATACAAATCACCATCGCCTTTACCGTTGACAACACATCCTTCATCAGTTGGTGTGTTTTCATGAATAACTTTATGTTGTTCCCTAATAATTTCTAATCCACTAAACTCTGGTGGTAGTATGTCCCAATCCAGAAACCAGCAAGTGTTCTCTAATGGATAACCAGATTCGTATATTTCCTGTTGCATACTGTAATCAACAGATACCAGATTATCTACAACACCGTCACGATAGATTGCATTGCAGCCCCAAGTCGTGACACCTTCAATTTTTTGATTGATGTCCCATTCCTTTCTGGATTCACCATTGCCATAAACAAATGCAATCTCATTTTTAACCAGCATAAAGTTATCTGGCAGTTTTCTTGAAATTCTTTCTTGGCGATTTATAGCCCTTTGGCCATTCTGGTGTACGAGCTGAGAGTGTCTTGATTTTTTCTCGCATATGTTCATTCTCACGTTGAAGTTCTGCACAATCAAATTCAAGCTCTTTACGTCGAGCAATGAGGGTTTCATTGTCAGTTTCAAGAAATGCGTTTCTACGCACCATACTATCTTTTGTGGCATCATCCATCTTAACGTCCATCTTATTGCTCCTTTGCAATCAATTTCAATAATACCATTCTACACCTTTCTTTGGGTATTGTCAAGAACTTTTGGTAGTCAGTCATCAATTTTTTTATGTCTGGCCACAAAATATCTTCCCACATTCTCTTATCCCAATTATCAACATACTGAACAAGTTCGTCCAGTATGATTAGTGTCTCTAGTGATACACGTTTACCAAAGTATTCTTTAAGTAGTAATGGATGAGAACCCTCTGGCACTTCAAACAAGTTTTCGAAATCATCAACGTGTGGTGATAACTCCTGTTCAAAATTATATGTTAAACTCTGCATATATTTTTTCCAATCTTCATAGATTTGTTCATTAAAATGACCTATCCAGCCATTTTTACTTTTGACAAAGTTGGAAACGAAATAATCTTTGATGTAATCATACTCTTTGTATTTTCTACTAAGGCGAACAAAAAACAAACGGTCATTTCTTTTCCAAAAAGAATCTTTGGATACTTTAGATTTTCCACCAAACTGGTTAAAATTATAATCACCTTCTCCGAAATGTGCTTTAATTGCACAGTACATCAAGTAAACATCAATAGGTTGCATTTATATCGGTAGTTTGGATTTCTTAGGTAGGAAGTTTAAGTCTGTTGCATTGACTTCTATTTTTTCTTTCAGTGCTTTGCTAATTAATCTTGATACTGTAGATGGATCTATCTCATTTTTAGAACAATACCACAACACCGCATCCATGTGCGTTATGTTTTTCTCAAGTGCGATTTGTTCTATCTTGAGCGAGAATGTTTTTGAGGTTTGCATAGGAACTCCATAATAAAAAAAAAAAGAAGACCCGTTGGATAACAAGGTGGGTCAGACCCCGTGAGGTTTTATGCCGCTAGGCGATAATCCTCATAGTACCAATTATCGTTGGCAGTTATATTAACCGTTAAGGTGGTTAGCCTCGTATTCTCCGCTTGCCTACTAGTTGCCCAGTCGAATCTAAGTACACCCCCATCAAAAAAAGACTAGATAAATGATTCCAGAAATCAGTGCAATATCGGCGCATATGCTCCATAATATATAAATTCGAAATCCCCATTTTGAGGCATCTCTCAAAATAAATTTCTTTATATTCACTGTTCTCTCTTTCTTTTAACATTCTAATCTTCTTTTGGTGGAGGTGGGCGGAGTTGCACCGCCGTCCTAAACAATCTCCAACTCGCATCATCGAATACGTTAGTATATATATTAACAGATATCTCTAGGTAATGTCAACCCCTAAGCTGAGAAAGAACTTCCACATCCACAGGTTGTTTGTGCATTTGGATTACGAATAATAAACTGTGAGGTGAAATGATCATTAGAATAGTCAATCTCTGAACCATCTAGGTATTGTAAGCTTAGTGGGTCAATCACAAGGCTTACACCGTCTGTAACTACCACTTCATCCTCGTCTTTTGTCTCATCGAAAGTGAATTCATACTGAAAACCAGAACAACCGCCTCCCTTTATGAACACACGCAAACTTATATCTCCAGTAATCTCTGGGTCTTCATCCATAATTTGTTTTACTTTCTTTGCAGCTGCGCTATGAAATGTTAAACTCATTGATTGCTTCCTCTAGTAATGGTAAGTACTCTTGTTTACTTTTTATAAACTCCTGTACTTGGCCGTCCTCAGTCACCACCAAAATAACAATTTGGTCTGTAGGTATACCTGTTCTTTCTTCATACATTTCTGCATAAGCAGCGGTCTGTATGTAATAGTTTTCATTGTATTTATCATTACGTTCAGAAGTAGATGTCTTGAAGTCTATAATAGACAACACTCGATCATATTCTGCAATACAATCAACTCTACCAGCTACTCCATATTTATTTGAATACAGACTACATTCTTGTGCATGAATATTATTTATACGTTGTAAGACTCCATTCCTTAGTTGATTGAACAAACAAAATGGAAGAAAATTCTTTTGTTTTTCCTGCCACCAATCAGGTTCAATAAACGAGACATTGTTCAAATAATCCTCACACATGTGGTGAACCGCAGTTCCACGTTTTGCAGCCTTCCCTGAAATATAGTTTGCAACATCATTACCAACTCGTTTACGCCACTCAAATAATCCTTTCTTACCCCTGTTAGATAATACAGTGGTGATAGATGGATACTCCTTACCTTCTGGTGTAATGTAGTATCTTTTTCTGTCGATTGTTTTTGTTGTGAGTTCTGGTATGTCAGTTTCAATATGTTTAAAACGAAATGTGCTCATTATATAGCCTTACATTAATTCAAAGTGTGGAGCATCAATAAACGGCCTACGACCTTGACCTCTTCTGATGTCAACGTAAGAGTTCATTGCTTCTTCCATTGTATTTTCCCATTTACAAATGTCTGTGATTGTCCAAGCTGCACCCCAACGGACTGCAATATCGACTTCGATAGCTGCACGTTTTACTGCATCTGCAATTTCATCATAGACATTCAATTCCCAACACCCACGACCATCAACGTAAGCCATCAGATCAACTGCTCGACCGTCTAAGTGTTTTGATTTCATTGTTTTAGATGCACCAGAGTCTACCAATGCTCTCTGTCGTTTTTCAGTGCGTAGTCCTTCGATAACTCCAAAGTCTATTTTTGTATATGTAATCGCAAGACAAACAACTTCTTTTAGTTCGGAATTAACTCCGATTAGTTTTTCTTGAGATCTTGTTGAAAGCTTATAAGTCATTATTCAATCCCCAATCCTAGTTTAGTTTTTTGGATGAGATAACTTCGCACAAATCCAGAACGGACAATATCACCAATCGTAAATTCAGTAATACTAAACTCGTCCATTTCTTGTAGGATTTTTGTGAAGTCATGTAATCCATTTCTTTCATTCTGTTTTATTAAATCTGTTTGCATAAAATCACCACAGAAAACTATCTTGGAGTCTTGGCCAA